CTGAAATGTTTCTTACGTGGACTGGAACAATGAGCATCAGAGTTCGCTCAATGGCAACATTCCAATATGGAGGTTCACTCAGAATTGGGTGGCTTCCGCCAAAATTTTCTTACAACGAAGTTGTAAATCTCCCTCTTTCTACTCTCACTGCTTATCCTAATATTGATCTTGATCCTAAGAACACCGACTGGGTCGAATTCAAAGCCTCGGAAGAAAGAAACATCCTCTTCCATTGGATGGAAAGCCTTGAGACTGAAACACCTGAAAGTTATGGAGGACACTATGTTCTCTACGTCGCATCTCCAGTTGTGCAATCTGGGGGTCCAGCTTCCATTTCACTCTACGTGGAAACTGCTGGTGCCTTCAACATGGCACAACTTTCTCCTCTCACTTCTATCACCCCTGGTGGTAATGGATGGCTTGACAACTCTGCTTGTTATGACTTCCTGAACCAACTCGGGTGCGATGACCTATCAGCAGGTCCTCAAAATGGTCTTCAAATTTGCGCTTCTACTACACATTCCATTCTAACCGGATTCAAAAATGCATATGCACAAGGTGGTGAACGTACATACTCTGTCACTCCCGGAGGAAGGCTTGGACCAGCACTTGCATCAGATTCTTACAGGAACGACAAACCTTATTCTGGACTTGGGTCACTTGATACCGATGGCAGTGGAGATTGGCTTGTCGACATCGAGCACATCGCACTCAATTCCGAAAATGATTCATATCATATTTCGGCTCGACAACAGCAAGGTGATCTCTACACCACTCAGCAATCGAAATCAATTCGGTGGACTGTTGATACCGCTTCACTCGTTTTCTCAAATTCGCCAATCCGTCCGGTTGGCGAAGAACACACCGCTATCTATCAAGGTAGTGGAGTCACTGCACCAATCAACATCTCAAAGTGCACAATTGAAAACGATGACTCAACGCTAACCAACATGCTGCCACTCGAGTCCATTGTTCTGTTTATCAATCAGGCAGCAAGAACCATCAACTTGCAAACACACAACATTGCCCTGTCTATGAAAGATGCAAAGAAAACAGTGGGATTGTCTCAGATCTACCACGTCTATGTCAAAGGCACTACAGGACCTGTTCTACAACTCAGACTTCAACCTAATGGAATGCTCTCTACAAATCCATCTGAAGTAGATGTCCTGATGCTTGCTTCCACCTTGACTGGACCTGCCGAGCTGAGATACATCCAAGACCTGCCAATGAGTTCTCCCCTCCCCCCATTGTCATCTCATTACCGAACTATGCGCCTTCTGAAGAAATGCACAGCAACATGCAAAACGCCGGAGGAGTGGCGTTGCAACTTCACTGCAAGGATGTTTTAGTTTACTCATCATCACTTTCAACTCAAAAATTGTAGATCGGAATTGCAAAGAAGTCTACGATTATCATAAAACCTGCAATGCCCATTCTTACTGGTCAACGGCCACAAGAAAGTATCGATTACGAAAACTACGTTAACTCATCAAACTTCCGTTCCGTTTTCGATACACCCCAGCCAGCAAAAACAAAGAGCGACAACATGCAAGCTGTTGCTGGCGCTGCGATGCAAGCGGGGGGATCTATATGGAGTTCCATTATTGGTGGAGGAGCCGGCATCATTTCGACAAACATGCGCTCCAAAGCCGATGTGGAATCTGCTAAGATTTCCGCAAAAGCAATCGACAACCAAACTAATCTGCAACGTGAACTCGCAGATAGAAATTGGAATGCAGCAAGGGCTGCTGGACTCAACTCACCTGACCAATTCACCTCAAACGCCTCCAATTATGGCATGATGACTGGCAGGCAAGCAGTTCGTGTCCCAAGAACGATTAAAACAAATTCTTTCGTTCTTCAATAGCTACTAACATCAGCGTTCACTTCATTACTGTAGAGCTCACAGTTATGAATAATATAAGCTCACAAAATCTGGAAATTCAACAAAACTTGACTAATCTCGAAAGGGAAATTCACAATTTAGAATCCGAACATCATCGCCAAAAAGAGTTCGAAAATCTTCTTCAACGATTTCCCAATCGTCTGCTCCCAAGCTCTG